CCTTTCTTCTTATAGCGCTTGGGCTTACCCTTAGGATTCATAACGCCAGCCTCGCCTTCGGGGTCTTTGCCGGGGTTGATCATCTCGGGAGTAGGACCAGTCGCGTTGTTGCGGCTGTACTCCATGATGGGCATACCAGCTTCGTCTAGCTTAGCCTTTTTCTTCTTAGGCTTCTCCTCTTTCTTGCTTTCGCAAGTACACTCGGGAGTGCCGCACTTATCGCAGCAAGCCTCAGCCATGTCCTTGATCTTGGTGCGGAGAGCTTCGTTTACGGCAGAAGCACCGATACGCTCAGCAGACTTAGGAGCATCATGCTCAGTTTTGATAGCTTCGTTGATATGGGGCATGAGAACAACGTTCTTGCTGTTATCAACATCCTTACCATCTAGCTTCTTACGGCTACGCTGAGAGCTGTTCTCGCGACCAGCATCTACTAGGTCAGCTTCAGAAATGTGCTCTTCCTTTAGCTTGTCTTCCTTGGCGTGTGCCTTAGCATCGGAAGCGTGGGTGGACCAGGGATCTTTACCATCACCCTTGCTCTTACCAAAATAAGGAGACTCCCCACCATCCTTCATAGCTTTCTGGTGGGCTTCAAGCTTTTTTCTGGCTTCCTCCTTAGTCTTAGCCTTGGCTTCACGTAGTTCTAGGTAAGCCTCGAACATCTTCTTACCGTTCTTGGTAGGAGAGGTGCCCTTCTCACGCATTACATCGCGACCACCTTCAGCACGCTCTTTCTGGGAAGCACCGGGGCGGAACTTACGTAGAGCTAGACGGTAGTCCTTACTGGAAGGAGACTTCTTGTCCTTCTCATCTTGCTCTTTCTTACGGCGCTCATCTTCACGCTTAGCACCTTTGAAGTCAATGCCCTCTTCGACTTCGACTTCTTCCTTACGGGTGTCCTGACCGTCAGGCTTACCACCCATCTTGCGCTGGATAGCGTTGTGTACTACACCAGCGTGCTCCTTAGAGGAAGACTCAACTTTGCCGTCGCCATCGTGGTCCTTACCACCGCCACCTTTAGCTGCAGCAGTCTTCTCACCACGGTCGTCCTCGCCAGTAGTACCGTAGTCAGTTAGCTCAACTGAAGCAATGTTGGGGTTAGCGCGTAGCTCAGCGATCTTTTCGCGGGTAGCATAGCGAACGTAGCTAGAACCTGATGCGCGGTCCTTAACACGTACCTTATACTTAGTACCCTCTTGGGTCTCTTTCTGATCGACTTCCTGAATATCTTCAGCGCCAGTCTCACCAGCAACGAAGACACTGTAAAGAGCCTTAGTTAGTGAATCAGAAGCCATCTCAGAGATGGTGTACTCTTCAAACAACGCAGCCTTGAGCTGTGAAGCGTACTCAACATCCAAACCCGCTTCAGCTACGAAGGCAGTTAGTGCCTGAGCGTGGGTTAGGTTCTCGGTTTCGGCTAGAGTTTTGATCAACTCAATAGCTTCAGCTACTTGAAATTCCATGTATCTAAATCAGCGAGGACTTTTTTACTTGTTCTTTTTATTTATAAAGGATTGTACTTTCTCTCCTGGGGTAAGCCTTTGTAGGAATGCCCTGAGTGAGTCAGTACCAACTTCCCTTTCTTTGGGTGTTGAATCGGATGAACCACCAGACACATCAGAAGTCCAAGTCTTGAACATCTTCTTATCTTCTGTTACACAGATGAGGTGATTGGCTCCTTTGCGGACAATCTCACCGACCATGCCGGTGCTGTCGTGAGTAACTACATCGCCGATGTTGAAAACATTCTCATTGATGTACTCTTCTCTTAGCTGCTTGGCGTTTAGACGTGGAGCAATCTCCCAGTCTTCAGCGGCAACTTCTCTCTTAATGCCCATGGCATCCTGAAGCTCAGTGAAGATACCCATTAGAACTTCATTATCCATACCTTTGGGCATACCGGACTTGAAAGTTCTAAAGTCATTATCCTTAGCTGCTTTGCGCATCTTGGATGCAGACATACCTTCTACACCTTCACCGTCTGGGTCACGGTCACCAGCACTGACAATCTCAATGTTGTCGAACTGGTATGTGGAACCATTGTACTTATTGACTAGCTTATCGTATTCTTTAACACGATCGCCACCTCCAACAACGCGGACGTTAGCATAGCCGTCATTATGAGCCTTGCGTAGAACATCAAAAATAGTACGATTTCCTGGGTCGTTTACAATCTTCTCGGCATGATCTGGATAGAGCTGACGCATTAGAGCAGCCTTACGGTCTGGACCTAGTGGGTTTTTCTTCTTATCCTCAGATCGAGAAGGGACAATGATGTAATCATTATCATCGGAACTACCTGCTACCGTATCCATTAGCTTCTGGTGACCCACCGTGGGGGGATTGAAGCGCCCGAAAGCAATAGTCAAAGTGCCTTTGGTCTTGGGCACGTCAGCAGGAGTGTCCTGTACCGTCTTAGCTGGAGCTTCTGCTGGTGCCTCTGGGGCTACCTGAGCGTCCTGAGCGGTCATTTCTGGGGCTACTGCTCCAGCATTAGCCTGAGCTTGTGTAGCACCCTCTGATTCCTTGGTACGAGTCCCTAGGGCTGCGCCACCTGCGGGCTCTTCCCCGGAAACACGCTTATCACCTTCAGTCTGCTTGGGATCCTTGCCGTTGGGGTCCTGATTAGCATTAAAAAATACTAGACGATCGCCTTCAGTCTTGGCTACGAACTCACCTCGTTCGTCATACCAACCACCGTGACCGTCAGAACGCAGTCCCATCTGAGCAGCCTGCTGGGCTGCTTGGGACTTCACCGCTTCATTCAAAAAGTTTAAAAATGATTTCATCTCAAGCAGATTGTAACTTATCCAGTTCTCCCTGAGCAACTCTAATGCTAAGGAAAGCCTTTACGAAGGAATCAATTCCCCTTCTATTGGCTCGAATCAAGTTGGTGACTTGCTTCATATATTTATCATCCTCACCATTAGGTCCATTTAAAACATACTGGATGTAGTCTTCAGTGACGTTCCTTGGGATGAGGATGAATCGATCCTTATCGAGCTTCTCGTCGAAGTAAGTAGCAAAGGATAGACCGATAAACATAGAGACAATACTCTTGTCGTCGGTGATAATGTCCCTAAACTTTTGGGATTGCTTGACTAGACCCGCTGCCCTACGAATATGGGGAGCAAGTTTGAACTTTTTGTGGATAGGTAGCCGCTTAGCAACGGACTTTAGTTTTGATATAGGATCCTCTGATGTGAACAGAGAATATTCAAATTCAAGCATTACAAGTTCTCGGCGATAAGTTGACCCAACACAGTCTGCTTCTCAACGTAGTTTCTAATATACGGTGAGCCATTCGACTTAAACTCTTGTTTTACTCTATATTGGATGAGAGGTTGGTTAGAGTTCGCATCCATGATAAACAAGGTGGGTAGACCACTCTTTCCGGTCTGGATCGAAGCGGTGAGCTTCATGTTCCTGATGCCGTCAAAGATCTGGTCGAAGGTATATAGTTTAGCAGCATCGTTGCCGACTTGCAAGAGGGTGACGTTATCTTCATTGAGTGTAGCAAAGTACTTGATCGACTCAGCGAAGGTTCTCTTGACGTTCTCGTCGTTTGCATTCTTATTGAAAAGCTCAACGATCTTGTTATAAACGAGGCTTACTGCCTGAGGAGCCTGATTCTGACTGATTAGATCATCATACTTCCTCTGTAGTCCCTTAATCTCAGAACCAAACCCAAAGGTAGTATCCCATAGCTTGATCTGCTTCTCAAACTCAATACCGGAGACTTGACCGAACTGCTTAACATCACCAGCTTTTAGTGAAACTCTGATATCAATGGGCTTACCATCAACCTCAACGTAAACGTCAACCTTAGTGGTAGTCTGTCCACCTAGACCATCAGAGATAACGTCAATCTTATCGTATCTATTGTTCTCATATAGAAGCTTAGACCACTTCTTTACGTTCGTGGAGTTAGCATAACGTACAGCAGACCTCACATATGGCTCAATAAGCTTCTTGTTTGTGGGATCTAGCACGGCAGTCATGTTGACTTCTGCTAGGGATAGGTAGAACTTAACGTCGTCCGATACTTTCTTGTTTGCATTGAGAGATTTGAACATCTTCTCAACATACTTTCCCTTCTTACCAGGATAGTTTCTAGGTGTTCCCATGCCGTATAGGACACCATATACGTTAGCTGGGCGGATATTCCTGTCTTTGTAGATAAATCTAGCTGCAATAGCCGCACCAACGATACCCTCAGACATATCTCCAAGGTTATATTTGATGTTTGGCTTATCAATACTGCCGATGGATACTGCTTTCTGCTTGGTATCTGTGACCTCTAGCAATAGCTGAAGAGCCATCTTTTGCTGCCTAGGATCACTGCCAATGCGAGAGAACTCCTTGAGTACATTGATATTGTTCTGATTGTTCTTTAGAGTAACTGACTTACTACTACCTCTAGACACAGAGGTACCTTTCTTCATTGCACTGTTGAGCTTCTCAACTGTGGGAATGACGTACTTTCCTAGTTGTCCGGGCGAAGTAGAGCTTAATACAGCCATTAGTCTCTTTGTCTCCAATCGTCAGTTTTGTCTCTGGTAAACCATTCTACAATATCTTCCCGGCTATCGAAGCCAGTCTTATGATTGCTCGGATCAGGGTCACCCAGATCCATCTGGTTTAAAAAATCATCCATACCCCCTTTAGGAGTATCACCACTTAATGCCTTTCTTCTAGCCTTGCGTAAGATTTCAGCAGCAGATCTATTAGCCTTAGCTAACTTCTCAGCCCAAATCATATCATTCAAATCAACAGGCTCACCCCGAACAATACGGGAAGCGATAAACTCAAGGCGCAAACGGTATTCGGTGGATAACATAATATAAACTTCACATCATATTTTTATTTAGCCGACTATTTTAAACATAAATGCGATAGTCACTCGCATCTCATGAGTGAAGTGGTTTGGTGATTCTCCGAAGTGCTCCCACTGACTGGGGATAATTGCAGCACTATTTGGTAGGTATGAGTAATATTCATACTTGGAGATGTTCTCATCATAGACCATAAAGGTCCCACCCCATTGAGTATTCCACTGAGGACAACAGAATAAGATAGCAGTGATGTGTTCTGTATCTCTATAGTCTGTGTGGATAGATGAGATCTGACCAGCAGTCTGTCCGTTTACATGACATCTTTCCCAGTACAACTTATGACCAGTATCTTCCTCAATCTTTGCACCAATACTCTCAGCAACCTCTAGCATTACATCTGGATCTAGAACCTCATCAGCTCTACGCCAACTGACACTACCCATATCATTAGAATATGATCTGTTATTGAGAGTCCACCCATGTACGGTGGGATCTAGGTTCTCTTCCCAGAGCTTCATGAATAGCTCTACGGGAAGAACATCAGATATGCGATATGACTTATCTAAGTTCTGGACCATGTGCCCATGCGACGATTGCGTATCTTTCTCCATGAGTAATTGGATCTACTTTGTGAGGTGCGCGTGAATCAAATACTACCACATTACCAACTTCTTTGCTGATGTAATGCTTTCGGTTATGCCAGTCTCTGATAACCAAGTCTCCACCGTTGTATTCCCATGCGGAGCTTAGCTGAATGCTCATGCTTAGCTTTCTAACACCACTCTCAGAGATACCGTAGTCACAATGCCAGTCATACTTACCACCTGGGGAGTACTTGAGAAACTGAACCTCGAAAGAACCCCATAGGTCATACTGGAACCGCTCACGGTTAAATGCCATGAATGACTTTACAATATATTCTTCTACCCGATGATGCTTAGGTGGTCTATGGGCACTCACACTCTGGTATACTTCACCCCGATACTTCTGAATGACAGGCTTATACTCTGCCGAATGCGCATATTGCTGAAGATCTCCCACAATAGCTGAGGAGAGTACGGACTCATAATGTGAATTTACCATTTATATAAGAGGTAAAACTGGAATGGCAGGGCTCGAACCTGCGACCAGAGAGTTAACAGCTCCCCGCTCTACCAACTGAGCTACATTCCATTGTGTTAAAGAAGAGGTAGGTGTTCTTCTTATAGTGGAGAATATCGGAATCGAACCGATGGCATCCAGGATCGGAACCTGGCGTTCTGCCTCTGAACTAATTCCCCTTGCGGCGAACGTTCATTACATACTATCTATAAGAGATAGTAAGAGCCGGATACAGGATTTGAACCAGTGACCTTCGCTTTACAAAAGCGCTGCTCTACCACTGAGCTAATCCGGCAAGGCGACTCGCGTAGGACTCGAACCTACGACCGACTGCTTAGAAGGCAGTTGCTCTATCCAGCTGAGCTAGCGAGTCAGGTGTGAGAGGCGTTTGTCTGCCCCTCGTTGAAACTATTATAACCTAGTTAGCCGGTTCAGTCAAGGAAATTTTCTTGCTGATCCTTAATGGCTTTGATCTTGACTTGCTTCCAGTCTTTCTCGAACTGGGCTAGTCCCGCATCGGTAAGGATGTGCTTGTACATCTTATCCAATACGGCGGGAGGAATGGTCACTAGGTCTGCTCCTGCTAAGAAGGAGTCGGTAACCTGCCTAACGGTCCTCACAGAGGCTGCTAGGATCTCCGTAGGGGCTCCGTGGGCGCTATAGATCTCCCGAATCTCTTTGATTAGCTGAATACCATCAAAAGAGTTATCATCGACCCTACCGACGAAGGGGGACACATAACGAGCGCCCGCTTTGGACGCTAGGATCGCCTGTGCGGCGCTGAAGACTAGAGTAACGTTTACATCTACATCCATCTTCGCAAGCACTCTACAGACGTATAGACCGTCTTCTGTGCAGGGAACTTTGATTGTAGCTACATGGCTGAAACGTTCGACAAGCTTGAGAGCTTGATCCATCATTTCTTTTGCGTTACCAACAACCTCCATGCTGATATCGCCAATACCAATTTCCTCTAGCTCATCATAGACCTTTACGGGGTCTCTTCCACTCTTCATAATGAGGGTGGGGTTTGTAGTCACTCCGTCTACTAGTCCCTTGTGGAAACGGTCGCGGATGATGGCGGTGTCCGCCGTATCTAGAAATATTTTCATCAATTGTACCAATAAAAAAGGGGGTGCCGAAGCACTCCCATTATATATGATTTTGAGTGTGTTTTGTGGGCGAATCCTAAAGATTATCGGTGAAAGCCCATAGTGACGGCTGGCTCAGCGGCAGCTTCCTCAGAAGCTAGGTTGTTTAGGAAGCCAATACTAGTAGGCTCTTCCTCTTCGTCACGCTTAATCATTACTAGACCAGCTAGGGTCTCCATGATAGTTAGAACTTCTTCAACTTCAGTACCGTGAGGTAGCTGGTTCTTTACATAGAAGAACTTGTCGAAGAACTCAGGTCCAACCTCTTTGTACTCGTCTAGTGTGATTGGCTTGTGGTTACTCATTCTTGATTCTCCATAATTTGTTTGGCTAGTTTGTCGCGAAGAGCATTACAACGCTCATCGTCATACTGTTTGAAATTACCACGCTTCTCTACTTTCTTATAGTAGTGAAGAGCATTGAGGATAATAGTGTAATCCTCAACGCTTAGGTCAAACCTCATCAGATATCACCTTCGGCGCGAACCTCAGAGCGGTGAACGTCGAAGCTTCCACCAGGATAGCGTGCTTCTAGCTTTTCTACGTTCATCTCGACCAGTTCCTCGAATGTAACATCTAAAGCGATACAGGCTTGAGCCATGTACCACATAATATCACCTAGCTCACGCTTCATGTGATATACGTTGTCTTCGTTGTAAGGCTTGCCTTGGAAAGCCATCTTCTTGACGATTTCCATGAACTCACCACCTTCGGCACTTACACCGACAGCAGCAGTCATTAGGCGTTGGATATCACAACCTTCACCGGCTAGCTCCTGTACACGGTACACAAAGGCTTCTGTGTCCTGGGAGGGCTTGCTGGTAACACCATCAACGAAGGTGAGGTAACGGTTGAAATCTACTTGGCTCATAATTTAGTGGGTTGCGATGGGACTATTGTAGCATCAAAAGTTCAGTTTGGCGAACTTCTCTTTGAAAGACTTTGGTCCGTCTTCAGAATGTTCGTACTCTTCCTCACGACCGCTGTCCATAATATCGTCTTGAGCTGACTGCTCGCAGTCATAAAGGCGCATCTTGGCGCGGTCAATACCGACAACAAAACGCTT